AACAAAATCGACGGCGCCATCGCGCTGATCATGGCCATCGGCCGCGCAATGCAGCGGGAAAACGAAGGGAAAAGTATTTATGAAACTGGGGAAATCGGGATTTGACCTGGAGAACGTCGGTGTGCTGGTCGGCCTGGTCGGCTTCCTGCTTCTCGTGGCCGGCATCGCCGCCATCTATTGGCCGGCGGGTTTGATCGCGGCCGGCGCCATGCTTTTGCTGTGGTCAGCCATGGCGGCTCGCGCCGCGGCAATGGCGGCACGCACGAAGAAGGGCGAATAATGTTTTTCTCGCAGTTTTTCTCAGGTGGCGGCAACTATACGCCTACTGGCCTCGGCGGCTGGATGGGCCCCACGGGCGGCGTCGGCGGCCCAAGTGAGGCCGGGCCGACGATCAATCCTCAGACAGCCCTCGCGCTGACCGCCGTGCAGCGCGCCGTTACCTTGCTGGCGGAATCAATTGCCCAGCTGCCGTGCGCCGTGTACCAGAAAGTTGGCGATGATCGAAAGCCGGCCCCGGATCATCCGTCCAATCGGGTGATCTCGGTAAAGCCGAATGGCTGGATGACGCCCTTCCAGGTTCATGAGTACAAACAGCATTCAATGGGCCTGCGCGGGAACGCTTTTTCACTGATGGACGTCGACGAAAACGGATACCCGATCACCCAATATCCGCTCCACCCGGAGCGCGTTCAGGTAATGGTTAGTCCGGTCGATCGTATGCCGTATTACAACGTGCTGCTCGCGCCGGATGGTATTTCGGGGATTTTCTCTTCGCGCCAGATCCACCACGTTCGCTGGGTGGGCGACAACCCGTATGTTGGGATTTCGCCGATCGCTCTTCACAAAGAAGCGCTCGGAATCGTTGCGGCTGGCGAGCGTCACACGGCGCGCGTGTTCGGAAACGGGACGAGGCTGTCTGGCGTAATCACCCGGCCTCAAGAGGTGCCAGGGATCAAGGACCAGGGCGCTATCGACAAGATACTAGCGGACTGGAAGAAAAAATACGCAGGCAGCGCAAACGCCGGCGAAGTGGCCATGCTGCAGGAGGGGATGGACTTCAAGCCCCTCTCCATGAGCAATGAGGACGCCCAGCTGATTGAGGCGCGAAAATACGGCGTCAACGACATCGCGCGAATTTACGGCATTCCGCCGCACCTTTTGGGCGATCTCTCGCGCAGCACGAATAGCAATATCGAGCAACAGTCGATTGAGTTTGTCATTTTTTGCCTGATGGCGTGGATCAAGCGCCACGAAGAGGCGATGGACCGCGACTTTCTGCCCGAGCAAGACCGCGCAGCGGGCTACTACATTCAGTTTGACCTGTCAGGCCTGCAGCGCGGCGATACGAAGTCCCGATACGAGGCGTATGCGCTGGCTCGCCAGTGGGGCTGGCTGTGCGTGAACGATATCCGCCGGCTTGAAAACCTGCCGCCGATCAAGGGCGGCGACGTGTACTTGACACCGATGAACATGGTAGACGGCAAAACCGGGCTCCCACTTGTCCAAAGCAAGCCCACCGATAAACAAATTGACGCCATCCACGAGGCCCTGCAATGAAAAACCGCCAATACCCACATGTGCTGGGTCTGATTTTTAACCGCCCCCAGCTGATGGTTCCGGAGCTGATGTTCGAGGCGGTTGCTTTTGCGAGCAGCCACCTCGGCTTGGCCATTGAGGGTTCGCCGGTGCAGGTTCGGGTGGGCAGCGCGGCCACGGTCGACTCTGGTGACGACGGCGCCGATGATGGCGCCGATGGCAGCGACGGCGTCGCTGTTATCAGCATCGCTGGCCCACTGGTTCCCCGTGCCGGTAACGTCCAGATGTGCAGCCGCATGACGTCGTACGAGTCGATCGGCGCCCAGCTTGATGCAGCGGTCGCCGACCCGGCAATCACTCACATCGTGCTCGACGTCGACTCGCCTGGTGGCGCCGCGACCGGAGCATTTGAGCTCGCCGACCGGATTCGCGCCGCCAACGCGATCAAGCCCGTTTCCGCGATCGTAAATTTCCAGGCTTTTTCGGGCGGCTACTTGCTGGCATCGGCGGCCGGCGAGGTCAGTGTGAGCCAATCTTCCGGCGCGGGTTCGATTGGCGTCATTGCTCAGCACCTCGATGTCTCGAAGCGGAATGAAGACCTTGGGGTCAAGGTCACCGCAGTCTACCGCGGCGCGAAAAAGAACGATCTGAGCCCGCATGAGCCATTGTCGGATTCGTCGATGGCGACTTTGAACGGCATGATCGACAACACATACGACCAGTTCTGCGGATATGTGGCCAAGCACCGTGGCATGGATATTAAAGCGGTGCAGGCAACCGAAGCCGGCCTTTTTTTCGGCCAGCAGGCGATCGATGCCGGACTGGCGGACCGGTTGGAGACACCCCAGGAGGCAATCAATCGCATCGCTGGCGTTGCCGCCGCTGCGAAAGCTGCGCAGCTGACCGCGGCACCAGCCTTTGGCATGGCTGCCAGTGGACAAAAGGTGCGTATGCGCGCCGCTGCGATGCAAATCAAGAATTCGTTGTAACCGCGTTCGCGGGAACACCGTAACCGGCCACCCATGTGGCCATTTTTAACCGCCATTCCGGCGGTTTTTTCGTTTTAGGAGAAGAAATGCCCAATATCACCGACCTCCGCCGCGAACGCGCTCAAATCAATGCACGCGTCCAGGCGATCGCCGCCATCGAAACCCCATCGTCCGACGAGGTCGCTGAGTTTGATGGCCTGAAAGCAAAATTCGACGGCCTGACCGGCCAGATCGAGCGCGCCGAGTCCGCCGAAAAAATCGCCGCTGCCGCGGCGGTGCCGGTCGACGTCACCGCGCCAGTCGCGCAGCCGAAAGCCTCCACTTCGGTTCCGGCTCAGCCAAAAAACCCCGAAGATGCGAAAGGCCACAGCCTCACTGTCTTCACCGGCATGATCAATGCCCTTGACCTGGCGCAAGGCAATCGCCACGCGGCCGCCGAAATGGTGAAGAAGATGGGCTTCAATGATGCGGTGAAGGCCGACATCTCGGAAGCCTTCGACAGCTCGCTGAATATGGCGATGAACAGCGAAACGGCCGGATCCGGCGGTGTCCTGATCCCGACCGTGCTGGCGAAAAATGTCATCGGCTACCTGTTTCCCAATTCGGTGGTCCAAAACACAAACGGCGGTCCGATGCAAATCGACATGCCCAACGGCAATCTGGACCTGGGTCGCATTTCGGGCGCACCAACCGCAAGCTACACCGGCCGCAACGCTGCAGTGGCCGTGACTTCGGTCGGTACCGACAAGATCTCGCTGAAAACCAAGAAGCTTACCGGTCTCGTGCCCATTGCGAAGGATCTGCTGCGCATGGCCGGCGTGAACCCTGGCGCCGACACCATCGTGACCGGCGTCATGGGCCGCGCAATGTCGACTGCGCAGGATATCGCCATGATTCGCGGCGACGGCACCGGCAATAACGTGAAAGGTCTGCGCTACTGGGCGCCTGGTGCGAACGTGCTCAACGCATCGTCCCTGGCCGGCAAGACGACTGCTGACGGCACCTTGCAGCAGACCATCAAAAACGATATTGGTCGTTTGAAACTGGCCCTGCGCCGCGCCAACGTCGGCATGAGCCGTTGCGCTTTCCTGATGCACCCGGACACCGAACAGTACCTGTCGGACCTGCAGACCTCGACCGGCGCCCGGGTCTTCCCTGAGCTGGCCGATGGCGTACTGGGCAAGATCCCGGTCGGCATCACCACGCAGATCCCTACCAACCTGACCAGTGGCGGCGCGACCGGCAATGGTTCGGAAATCTATCTGGTGGACTGGGACAACTGGCTGCTCGGCCAAGGCCTGCCGCTGGAAGTGGCGATCAGCTACGAGGCCAGCTACACCGATTCGGGAACCGGCAACCAGGTCAACGCTTTTGAGCGCGATGAAACCCTCATTCGCATGATCACCGAGCACGACCTGGCCCCGATGCACGCTGTCGCCGTCGGCGTCCTGGACGGCGTCACCTGGTACCGCTGATCCGGTAACACCTACCTCGCCGGCAGCCGTCGGCGAGGCTCAACAGTTTTATGGAGATTCAAATGGCAAAGCACATCAAGATCACCGGGCATTTCAATGCCTACAACCCTGGCGAAATCGCGATGTTCGAGGACGTCGTGGCAGAAAAAATCATCAAGCGTGGCCTGGGCGAAGAGATCAAGTTGGACAAGAACGGCAATGCCCCATCCGAAGGCAAGCCGGTCGCCGAGCAGCAGGCGTAAGCAATGGCAGAGTTCGTGGAGTTTCTGTCGTCGGTAGGGTCACTTACCGAGCCGATTTCCGTCGTCGAATTGAAGGGGCATGCCAACTGGGACCTCGACAACACGATGAAGGATTCCGAGATGAAGTCGATCTACATCCCGGGCGCGCGCGCGATGGCGGAAACTCGCACCGGCTCAGCCATACGGCCAGCGCGTTATATTCAGCGCCTGCCACAATTTCCGAGTGACGGCGGCTACATCGCTATCACGCACGGGCTTGTCATGGCGATCGAGTCCATTTCCTACGTCGCCGCTGGCGCGCGGGTGGTGATGGATCCGGCGGCCTACGATTCTGGTGTCATCGATCGTGAAACGCTGATCGAGCCGGTTTCCGGCACCTGGCCGGAAGCCACAAAGGGATTGCGTGGCGTCGAGATCACATATACAGCAGGAATCGACCCGACCACTATCGCGGCCCGCTTTCCGAGCGTGCGTCAGTGGATCCTGATGGCGGCTGCGTGGGGTCTCGAACAACATGAGTTGTTCGTGCTCTCGAAGGGCCGCCAGGGGTATCAGGAGCTTCCGCAAGACTACCTCGCGGCCTTGCTCGACCCAATCACCCTTCGCACGAGGTTTTAACCATGTCGCGCGGCGGGGATAGGCGGCACCTGGTGCATGTTCAGGCGCAGGCGCCAAATGCGGGCCTTGGCACCTTGAGCGCACCAGCGGCGCAGTGGAGAACGGTCTTTTCGACCAAAGCTTCCATCAGCCAACTTTCTGGCCGAGAGCTGCTGGCCGCCCAGGCAATCAACGTGGAGATCAGCCATCAAATTGGCGTCATCTACCGGCCGGAATGGGCAAATCCGAAGCTCGCAGCAAGTTACCGGATTCTGTTTGGTAGCCGAGTTTTCAACATCCATATGGTCGACAACGTCGATGAACGCAACCGTGATGTCTTGATTCAAGCAAGCGAAGGACTCAACGATGGCTGACCTAAAAATGGAAGGCCTGGCCGACCTTAGCTCGCTGCTGGGAGGAATTCCCGCGCGCTTGGTCAAGAATTCCCTGCGGGTTGGCATGCGCCAGGCCGCGAACATCGTCAAGGTCGAGGCTCAGGCTAATTTTGACGGCGCGGCGCCGAACCCGAATGCGATCACTGGCGCATTGCGCGAATCAATCCGCGTAACGCAGCGCCGCGGGACGCCAACCCGGGTCGTCTTCAACGTGGTTGCCGGGTCACTCACTAGCAGCCAGATCAAAAAACTCGGCGCGCAATCGCCGTTTTATGCGCTGTGGGTCGAGCGCGGCCACATCAACCGTGGACTGGGTCAGGCCTTGCGTGGAAGCCGAGAAAGCATCAAGGCCGCGCGCGCGGCCTCGACGTCGAACACACCGGCACACCCGTTCATGGCCCCCGCCATCGCCAGCAAGGCGCAGGCGGCCATCGATCAGGTTGCGCAGACTGTCACGGCCAAGTTAATGGAAGACGTGCAATGAGCGGGCATACCGTCATCGACGTTCGATTGAATAGCGCCGCCGCTGTCACAGCGCTGGTGGGCGCACGTATTTATCCCGACGTCATGCCGGCGCCGGCGGTATATCCTGCGGTGACTTTTCAAAAGCTGAGCGGGACAAGTGCCCGCGGCTCGACAGCAGACCCGCCGCTCAAGAGTGCGACGTTTCAGGTTACCGCATGGGCAAAGAGCCGCCCTGACGCGCTGGCGATAAGCGCCCAGATTCGCGTCGCCCTCGACCGTATGCGCAAAGTGACCGTCGGCGGTGTCGCCGTTGATGACTGCTTCTACGAGAGCGACGTCGACCTGTTCGACTTCGAAACGCGAACCTATTTCACGCACAACACGTTCACGCTCTACTACCGCGATCCACTATGACGAAAACTGCCCAAATCGCTGCGGCGATCACGGCGGCGCTGACTGCGGCCGGCCTTCGCGTACGCCAGTCCACGGATGCCCTTTACGCGTTCGAGGACATGCCGGCCATCGTCCTGGTGCTGGGTGCTGAGTCCCCACGCCCTGTTTTCAACGCGGGCTACGTCTACTGGGACCTGACGGTTTCCCTATGGATCGGCGCCGAGGGCGATTCGCCGACCCTGGCGCCGGAGTCGGTCCGCGGCGCCGTGCACGCCGCACTCTATGCGGACCGGACC